AGCAGGAGCTCGCCGCAGCTTTTGAACGCGGCGACATGCGCTGTCCTATTTGTTTCGTTGCCTATGATTGGCACAGGTCGAAGCAGCCGAATAGTCCCGAGCTTGACCACGTGACAGCTCACGCTGAAGGTGGCAAAGATGTTGTGGAGAATACTCGCGTCATCTGCCGCCAATGCAACCAGAGACTCGGCGGAAAGCTTGGAGGCAAACGCTCTCAAGCTCGCAAGACGATTAGAATCGCTGAACCGATTCGACCGAAAACAACGCTGATCCTTTAGCCCCAACCATCCACCCCAGCCGGTGACCTCTCACCGCTATACGGGGGACATCATCAACCGGGGCAAACCACCTGAAGCAAACAGGACCAGGGGGGTACCCCCTCCCCCGGAGGGTGAGTTCGCGCCCTCCGGCGATAGCGATATATCCACAGC